CTGTCGGCGGGTCGCGTCGGCGCCGAACGCATCGTCAATCGCGGACGAGACGCGCTGCCCCTGTCCGGCCTGGCGCGCCATCAGCGTCTCCACGACCTCCTGACGGGCATTGTTCGGCGTCCGCGCGACAGTCGAGAGCATGCGCTGCCCGGAATTGCCCATGGCATCGGCGACGGTGTACATACCCTGTCCGTCAGCGCTCGCGCGGGCCAGGTCGTCGGCTACGTCATCGATGCTCATTCCTGCGCGCTCAAGCCCCTGGCCAAGCGCGCGCGATGCGTAGGCTTCCGGGCGCAGGCGCGACATGATCGGGCGCACGACGGGTGCGGCGGCGGCCTGTAGGCCTGCGATAGCGTAGGGAGCAGCGGCGCCGGCCCCGGCGCCGATGGCCCCCGACAGCATGGCGTTCGCCGTGCGGTCTAGGGCGCCACCCTCGCCACTTCCGAAGCCCTGAAGCGCCCCCAGGGCGCCGCCGTCTACGGCCGAGGCGGCGGCTACACGACCAAGCCCGCCGCCCGCCCGCGCCGTATTGGCGGCCAGCGAGAGGCCCGCATTGGCCAGCCCGGCACCGCCGGCCACGCCGCCAGCCAACTGCCCGCCAAGGCGATAACCGAAGCGGTTTTCGCTGTCCGCCGCGTCGATGCCCCGCTGGCGATTCAGTTCGGCGTCGTAATCGCCGAGCATGCCGAACCCGGTGCCAAGGCCCGCGGCGATCTCATCGGCAAACCCGAAAGAGAGCGTGTCAGCTGCGCCGCGCACGACACTATCGACCTTGCCAAGGAAGCTGTCGCGAGGATCCGCGGCGGGGGCCTGAGCGCCGCGCAACTGCTCCGGCGTCACGCCCTCGCTCGACACATAGGCGTCGATATCGCTCTCCGGCGCACCGAGCGAAATCATCTTGGAGATGTTCCGCTTGATGCGGCCGTAATCGGGCTCAGCCATCACTCAAGACCGTACTTGGATTTGAGGTTGTTGCCGGAGGTGGATTGGCCACCGTTCAACTCCCGAAGGCGCTCACGGTAGCCATCAAGCGGGTTCTTCAGTTCGCGGATGCGCTTGCGACCCTCTGCGGGCGTGATCTCGCGATCAGCAACCGCATCGGCGATCTGCCCCATTTGCATGTCGTACTCGGCAATCGCCTTGGCGGTCCCGAGAATGATCGCATTGCCGCCCGGCTGATTGATCACGTTGGGAAGCGATTTGCGGTACATGGCGATATCAGCATCGGACATGGGGCCAGAACCCGGCGCGCGCTGCTCGGGCACCATCTTCTCGATGAGGGCGCGCGTTGCCTGAAGGTCATCCAGGCCATCGGTATTGATGCCGAGGTCACCAAGCCAGAGCTTCACCTGCGCCCCGGCGCCGGTCGGGGCCTGCGTCAGCACCTGCTCAAGCTGGTTCAACTGCGCAAGGCGCGAGCGGCCGGTCATGCCCGCATCGGACAGCGCCGCGAACGTCTCGGCGTTCTTCTTGTCGAGGTTCTCATAGAACTTGTCGCCCTCGCCGACATTGACGACGGTCTGAGGCCCGCTTCCACCCTTACGCATGAAGTCGGCATATTCTGGCGTGCCCGGCGTCAACCCGGCCTCCCTCGCGCGCCACTCCAAATTACGCTGCGTGTCAGTGGGCTTGCCCAGCGGATTACGCAGCGCCTCCACCTCCAACTGCGTCTTCTGTAGCTCAAGCTTACGGCGCGGGTCCTGCGCCTCCATCTGCTGCTTCAGGAGAAGTTCGGCAGTCGCGCGCTGCTGCGGCGTGGACCACGGGTTCGAAAGAACCTGCATGATCTGCTGCATGCTCGGGCCGCCCTGCATCTGCGGGGGCTGCTGAGAGGCGCCCTGCGTCGGCTGAGCATTGGCGGGCATCTGCGCCTGATCGCCGCTACCAAGCGCCGCATTGAACTTGGCGGTGTACTCAGGAACGCTGGTGCCGAGGCTGTCCTGCCGATTGGTCCCGATGCCGCCGGGGCCAGCGAACCAAGCCTGAGCCGCGCCCTGCGGGCCGAACTGCTTCACGTACTGGCCGAACTGGCTGTTGAACACCGCATCCTGTATCTGCGGATTGGCCAGAAACTCCTCCGGCGACACGGCGCGGCCTAGCGCGACCTGCGACCACGGGCCAACATTAGCCTCCATGACCTGATACTTGCCGAGCGCGCGGCCGAGCTTCGGGTGGCTCGGGCCTACGGCGTCGTAGCGACCGCCGCTCTCGATGCCAGAGATAGCGTTCTGATAAGCGGACATGTCGCCGGAAGGTGCCTGAGAGGGCGCGGCCGCGCCTGTAATCGGCGTTCCGTTGGCGATGCCGCCGACAAGCTGCTGAAACAGGCTGTCAGCGCTACCGCGCCCCGCCGACTGCGCGGCATCCGCGCGCTTGTTGAGCGAATTGGCCGCGAAGCCACCAGCCAGCGACGCTAGCGCATTGCCTATACCGCCGCCGACCGTGTTGGGAGAGGCCACAGGCCCCTGCCCCAGGATCATGGCGGCGATTTCCCGCTGCCGGGCGATGGTCTCGGGCGTCTCGCCCGCTTCCGCGTCAAAGATGAAAGCCATATCTCACGCCCCCATCAGGCCAAGAGCCTTGCCGTAGTCGACGCGCTTGAGCCCGTCCTTGCCGGTGTGGACGGCGCTCGGCATCTTCTTCTCGACTTCCTGCGCCATGAGGCCGACATGCTTCGGCTTGGTCTTGGGCTCGCCCTTGTAGCGGAACTCGTAGAGCCCCATGCCCTTGGCCTCGCCGACCTTCTTCTTGTCCTTCTTGGCGCGCTCGTCGGACAGGCCAAGCAGCATGCCGCCCGCCTGCCCAAGCCCGGAAATGAGGCCGCCGAGACCGGCCTGCTGCTGCCCGTAGGCGCCAATCTGGTTCTGGTAGTTCTGATTGATGATCCCCGCGACGTCCGTCGTCGGGATTGTGGGCTGGTTCGTGTTGACGAAGTTGGGCTGGCTCACCTGAGACCCGCTCAGGAGCGCGGAAATCTCATTGATGGGCTGGTTGCGCGCCGCATAGGCCTCCTGAAGGGCCTGAGAGCGCGCCTGGTTCTGGAAGGTGCCACCCTGAAGCGCGGCGTTGTTGCCGAACTGCGTCTGCGCCAGCCCAGCAGCGTTCTGCGCCTGCTGCTGCTGCGAACCGAACTGCGCCTGCTGAAGCGAGGACTGGTTCCCGAAGGTGGCGCCGGCCAGCTTCGACTCATTGCCGAAGGCGGCCGCGTCACGAGCGAGGTTGACGAGACGGCTCTGCTCCTGCCCGCCGGCCAGAAGGACGCCCGTGCGCTCGTCCGCCACCTGACGGCCAAGGCGCTCCATTTCCGCATTCCACGCCGCCGAACCCTCGCGCAGGCCGGAATTCAGCAGCCGAGTGCGGAGCGCCTCGTCTTCCTGCGCACGCGAGGATGCACCACGCTGCCACAGTGCATCCTCGACGCGCTGGCGATCCGCGGAGAAGTCATCCGCGCCCTGATAGGACGTCGCCAGATCCACGTTGTTGGTGAAGCTGCCGCCGATGTCCTTGCCGAAGTTGGTATTGTAGCCGCCGCCGATGGTCGTCGACAGGTTCGGGTTGCTGATGAGACCCGGCGCATTGCTCGTGTCGGCCGGCTTGCCGAGATAGTCCTTCAGGAAGCCGGACTGGTTGTTGGCAATCGTCGCGAGGTTGAGCTGCGCACCCTTGTTCTGGTTCTGGATAGCCTGCTGCTGAGGCGAAAGCGTCTGCGTCGCCGTGAAGGTCGGGATATTGTAGCTCTGGCCCGTATAGGGATCAAACCACTTGTGCGAGCCGGTCTGGTCATAGGTCAGCGTTCCGTCCGGCGTGACCTGATTGACGTTGCCGAGGAACGCGTTCGCAACCGCGGTGCCGACATTGGTCGAGGTGGATGCCGCTGCGGTCTGCTGCGGATTCGGGGGAGCGGGTGCGTCTTTGCCCATCTCAGACCTCAGCTAAAGCCATTCTCGCGCCAGCCCTCGGCGGTGAGGGTCCAGACAATTTCATCCTCGTCCCGCCCCCGGAGGCGCGGGATGTAGTAGTCGGCAAATCCGTAGGACTTGAGCATGCGGTGCAGCCGGCGGTTCTTCGCCGAATTGCGCGTCACCACCATCTGGCAGCCGAGCTGTTCGAAGGGGTAAGCGAACATCTCCCGCAGGACATGGCGGGCCAGCCAACGGGGAGAGACAGACGCCCCGTGGAACTCCACCACGCCCGCCTCGGGCTGGTAATTGTTGTAGAGGACTACCGCGATGAGGTTTTCGCCGTCGAAGACGCCCATGGTCACGTAGGGCGGCTCGAAGCCCCGCTGGAGCCCGATCCTCGACGCGCACCATTGCGCCAGTGCCCCATTCACATCGGGCTCTGTCGGCCAAAGCGTGCGGATCACGACTGCGGCTCTCCCGCGGTGAACAGGATATCCGTGCGGATGAACTCGGCGTCCAACGGCGCAACCGACCCGCTCGTGACCTGATGCGCCACCGTGACGGCCTCACCCTCGCCGAAGGTGTTGCGCCACACGCTCGTCACCTTGCCTTGCGAAGCCCCGCCCCAGGTCGCGGCGCCCCATACGGCAAGGCCCCACACGTCGGCAGCCGGAACCGGAGCGGCATCCGGCACGGACGGCAGGCGCAGCGTGTAGTCGGTATGAACGCTCAGCTTCTCCCGCACGTCGAAGCGAGCGCGGATCGTGGCGCGGGCCATGTGAACGGCCTTGCGCCCCATCACGCCTATGGGATCGAATGCGGGCACATAAACGCCCGTGTACGGCACTCCGTCGTCTGCCCCGGTGACGTTGGCCTGATATACCTTCCCGTTGGGAGAGCCGAAATACAGGCCGCCGTCGTAGGTAGTGAGGCACGAGGCATTCCAGTTCGTGAACCGGCCCCAGCGCCCGGTGGTGGCATTCGAGACCAGCCATACCGGCGTCTGGCCGGAAGCGGTCGGGAGCGCCACGGCGAGCATCTGGCCCTCGGTCCATGTCGTCATGGCCCAGCCGGCGGAACTGCGCTCGCCCACATATCGCGCCCAATCCGGTTCGATGGGGCGGGACATGGCGGTCGGCGACAGCGAAGCCGCGTTCTGCACGAGCGCCTGAGACAGCGCGATCAGCCCAATATCTGTGCAGATCGCCAGATCGCCGCCGCGCTGGGCAAAGGCGTTCGGGCCAAGGGGCTTGCCAATGGCGTAGGTTCCAACGAGCCGCCAATCCGCAGCGTCGCCGGGGTTGCTGCCGGCGAAAACGACGGCCTCGCCCTGATCCGTCACCATGACGCACATGGACGACAGGCCGCTGCCCGTGTTCTGCGACCAACTGGCGCCGAACACGAGGTGGCCGCCCTCTTTCACGAGGCCGCCGAGGCTGAATTTGACCAGCGCGCCGCCGATGCTGGCGACGGGCAGGTAATAGAGGTCCAGGCTCTCCTTCTTGATGAAGAAAAACCGGTTCTGGTAGACCCAGACGAACTTCAGATCCTCGGGCGTGGTCGCATCGCCACCCGGGAAAGTCAGGGCCGGTGTCGTGTCGAAGGTCGAACCGTCATAGACCCACGGGGTGTCCTCGCCATTCACGCCCCGGATATAGAGCTGCCCATCCGTGTTGACGTACTTGGCGATGGAAATCAGGCCGCTCGTGAGCGAATATCCGCTGCCCGGCGAGCCGCCCGTCGTGATGTCCCAAATGTCCGCGTCCGTAACCGCGAAAAGCTGCTTCGTGACGCCCTGCTCATAGCCGAAGATGGCACGCACCGGATCGGTCACGTCCGACCGCACGCTGCAACCGCGACGGAGCACGCCGCCCGTCTGGGTCGGGAAGATGTTGTCGAGCCTATAGGCGGCCCCTGGCTGACCCACAGCGAGGTTCTGGTCCGAAACCCACCCGAGAGACGGGCCGGGGAAGGAATAGCTCTGATACAACCTCTGCGGCGCAGCCGTCTGGCGGGCGGGCATGCGGCCGGGACGCGGATTCACTGACGCACCCCGCCGTCGCCAGCCGAAAGCTGCATCAGTTGCGCCTCGAACTCGGCCACGTAATCGGCGAAGTCCTTGCCGACGTGCCGGCGCCAGCGCCAAACCGCTCCCGCCACCAGAAGCTCGCCCGGCACCCGCGAGCGGTCTTCCGCGATGACCATGGATGCCTGCGGCCCCACGTCCGATTCCGCCCAATAGGAGGACTGGAAGAGCACCTGAGCCGTCACGGCGCTGCGCAGGTAGGGATAGAACGCAATGCGCGAGCCCGTGAGGTAGAAATACCGCGGATCGCCGGCAACCGGCGTCAGCGACAGCCACTCATCGGCCGTGAGCGAGCCACGCACCGGGCTGTAGTTGGAAATCACCGCTAGCCCCGGCGACATGCGGGCATATTCGGCCGGCAGCGGGAACGTATCGGCCGCGCCCGTGCCCGTGATGGTTTCGGTCTGGCGCAGCACGCCCCAATCGACGCGGCGGGCGACCTCATCGCCGGCATCGTTGAGGAACTGCACCATCAGAACGTGATTGGCGTCGGTGTTGTCGATGCTCACCGGCTGCTCAATGCCGGCGTTCTTCGCCACCTCTTTCATCATGTCGAGGAGGTTCATGGAACGCAGCCCTTCACACGCACGGCAGCTACGGACCAGCGGGCGCGCTCGTCATCGGCCTTGAGAAGCTGAAGCGCCTCGGCGTAGAGCGGAGAGGTCGCAATCGCCAGTTCAGCGTCCTTCAGGTGCTTGGCGGCCTGTAAGCCGACGCCATACAGGTAGACGCTGGGGTATCGCTGCAAGATCCAGTTGGTGGCGGTCGGGCTGCATGTGATCGACGGCAGGCGGGCGTAGTACTGCGCCTCGTAGTCGCCTGCGCGGCCTGGCATGCGGATGGTGAGCGGCAAAACCTGAAAATCGCCCGGCCCGCGGCCCTTGATGGCGATCATTTCGAGGAAATCGGGAGGCAGCGCGGCCTCACCCTCATCGAATGTCAGCGTGTAGTCGCGGATTTGCATCCGGGTGCGCAAGCGCGAGTTCAGATCGTCCTCAGCGAGCGCCACGAGACGCGGGAACACATCGGAAATCGCCCGATTGCCGACGTGATCGGCCACAGCGAAGCGCAGATCGATGATGTTCTGGAAAGCGGACATCAGTCGTCCCCGAACACGATTTGGCGCTTAGCGCGTTCCATGAGCACCATGGTCTCGCCGGCATTGGCCGTGCCGCTGACCCAAATCGTGCCGTCTTCAAGCTCGCCGAGAATGGCGAGGATGGTGAATTCCTGCCCCTTGGCGGCGTCGAGGATCTCGTCCGCGTCGAAGCGGAAACCCTCCCCGACCACGACCGGCTCGAATTTGACGACCTTCGCCATCAGACGCGACCTTCCTTGGTGCGCCATGCGCGGTTGTCGCTGTCGTTCAAGAAGCGGGACAGGTACTTGTCGTCGCCCTGCTGGATGGCCTTGTTCAGCCCCAGGTTCTCGTCATAGAGGAGCTGCATCGGGACGCTGGCGACCCGGTGATAGTCGCCCTTCCAGCCCGACGATGCGGCGTTTCGGAAGAGCGTGTTGTCTTCGATGGTCTGCGCGACTGGCGTGTCCGTGCGGATGATGGTTTTCTCGCCATCGAACATCGACCAGACCGTGCGACCCGTCTTCGGATCCCAATCGATCAGGCCCCAATCGCCGTCGCGCACGCGCATGTCACTTCACTCGCGACAGCGCGCCGGACTCGACGCCATCCAGAGCCTCTTCGGCGGACATCTCGACGATGCTGCCCTTGCGATAACGCTCGCCGGCCTCATCCCAGAAATCGCGGTTGATGCGGAACGGCAGGGGCCTTCCGGCAGCAGCCTTGGGAGCGACGGGCGCGCCCCCCTGCGCCTTGTTGATCTCCTGCTGAAGGCGCTCATCGCTCCAGCGGCCATCAACCTTGATGCCAAGCGTTTCGGCCTGGAACTTCAGACTGTCGTCCATCGTGTTCTCCAAATGAAAAGGGGCGCCCGAAAGCGCCCCTCTCCGTCAGATTGTGGTGGCTGATCAGGAGCCGGAGGTCAGACCGTTCAGATCCGCCACGACGCCAACGCCGGCCTCGTTGTGAACCTTCAGCGTGCCTTCGCCGATGAGCACGAACTTCTTCGCGTCGCCGGTGCGGGCAACCTCCTTGTCCTCGGCGATCTTGCGAAGCCAGAGGAAGGACAGCATGGAGGTGTCGACGAAGAAGGCGTTGCGGGCCACGGCGCCGGAAGCGGCCATGACACGGTTCGGCTTGATGTAGACCTTGCCGAACGGGCCTTCGTAGATGTCGGCATTGGCGATGATCGAGTTGCGATCACCGTCCGACACGGCGTAGCGGAACGGCGCAACGTTGCTGTCCGACATGAAGGTCACGAAGACGGACTTCACGTAGGGCGAGACGTAGACGTTGCGGAAGTTCGCGCCGGACTGGTAGCCCTGCTGCATCACGCCATCCATCAGCGCCTTGGTGAAGGCGCGCTGGGTGCCGTTGGTCGCAGCGACCGTCAGGCCGGTGTTGATGTCGAAGCCGCCGTTCGAGCCGCCGGAGCCGCGCGAAACGTTGGTCTCGATCCAGGTCGGCAGGCCGCCGAATTCGCGGGTCGCACCGGCAACGGAAGCGTTGTTGGTGACGATGGCGAGTTCCACGTCCTTCTTCAGCTCGGTGCCGCGCTTGAGCTTCTGGCGGCGCACCTTGTTCGCGTTGCCGGCCTGCTCCACCGTCTCCTGCGTCTCCGAGATGATCCCGGTCTTGCGCATGATCTGGGTGTAGTTGCCGACGCGCGACGGGGTGTCGCCCGCATCGAAGGTGTATTCGTCACCTTCCGCGCGGATGTTCTCACCGGGAGCCTGAAGCTCGTCGATCTCCCATTCCGGGTGGACCGAAGAGCACTTGCCCTTGCCGATGTCGGAATAGATCGGGGTATCTTCCGGGGTGATCATGTTGATCACGTCCGAAAGCTCTTCACGGTTGCCCACCGAGGTGGTGGTGAGCTGGGTATTGGCGAGAGCGGCCATCAGGCCCTCCTATGACTGGTGCTTGATCAAGCCCAATCGATGTTCAGTGCGTCATCGATCGAGCCGGTTTTCGCCAGCCGTTTGATCGCCTCCTGATTGCGTCGGGCCGTGGCCTGCGACGGGCTCTGGGGGCGGGCCTTCTGAGGGGCGACAGGGGGTGCGTTCTGCACCTTTTCCTTCGCCTTCTGCTGCGCCCTTTCCGCCTGCATGCCCTTGGCGGCGTAATGGGCGAGAGCGAACAGGCGATGATCCATCGCTTGCCCGATTTCCTCGTCCGAATAGCCGAGAGCCTTGGCCGTGGCCGCTGCGGTCTCGAAGAAAGACTTGCGGCCCTCGTCGGTGCGGGTCTGAGGGAAGGCCTCGTGAAGCTTGGCGTTTTCGGCAGCTATCAGCTCCGAACGCTGCTCCTGAGTGAGGGCCTTGGTCACCTCTTTGACCTCGGCGGCCTGCGTCAACAGGGTGTTGATCTGGGCCAGCGCGGCTTTGTGCTGGGCTTCCTTCGCCACGTACTCGCCGGGATTGGTGAGTGCGAGCTGGGGATCAGGCGCGGCGGGTATCTGCTGGGCAAGAAACTGCGCGACGGCGTTGACCGAAGCGTCAACGCGGGCGACCTTGGCCTCAAGATCCTTTCGGCGGCTGGCAACCTCCTGGGTCTTGCGGCTGTAGTCGGCCTGTCGCATGTAGCCGAGCTTCACTTCGCTCAGCGGCACGCTCTTGCCATCGACCGTGACGTGAACATCGTCGGTCGGCTCGGGCTTGGGCTCTTCCGAGCCTGCTTCGCCTTCCTCCGCGTTCTCTTCAGCGGCCTCAATCTCTTCGGTCTCTTGGCCCTGTTCGGCCTCACCGGGCGTCTCATCCGATTGCGTGGCGGTCTCTTCCTCGACGTTAGCCTCTTCAGGCTCGGCGAAGTCGATTTCCATCGCGTCATCAAGGGTGAGCGGGCGTGAAAGAGCACTCTCGCTGGCCGGAGCCGGCGAGTTGGTGGTTTCGGTCATGTCTGGGTCTCTGTGTTGTGCCGGCCCTATGCCGGCGCTCTGCGGCCAACGTCCGATTGTCCTTGCGCGACGGATTCGAGACGCTGGCGAATTCGAATGATGGCCCGTGCCTCGGCGGCGTGAGCCTGCCGGGCCTCGTGGTCATCGTGCTTGGCGAAGATGCAGGCGTTGATCGCCGCCTGCTCCAGTTCGTCCCAAAGCTGAGCGAAGAACGGGATTTCGAGCACGGCCTGAGCGGCGCGCTTGCGGTCCTCGTCGGTCATTTGCCGCCACTCGGCTGCTTGGCGCGCATCTCGCGATCCTGCGCCTTGCCCGCTTCGCTCATCGCAGCTTTCTGCATAGCGGCCTGAGCATTCGCCTGAGCGACCGCCTCGCGGCTCTGCAACTCTTCCTGATGCATCCGGTAGTCCAGCGCCATGCGCTCGCGCTCAAGTCCGCGATCCGCTTCATGGTCCACCTGCTCCGCAGCGATCTGCTGCTGATCTATGACCGACTGACGGTCCATTTCCGCCATCGTGGTCGCGAGGTCAGCGTCGCGTTGGGCGGCTTCCTTGCCGGCGTCCGCCTGGAGCTTGGCCTGCGCCTCCACAAGCTTCGCCTGCGTCTGCACCTGCGCGACCTGAACCTTGCCCTGCGTGCGCTTTTCCTCGAGCTGAAGAGCCGCCTGTGCCTTGATCTCCTCAGGGCTCGGCTGCTTCTGCGACATGGCCTGCTGAAGGGCCTGCGGATCGGGCTTGGTGAAGTAGAGCCCGACCGACTTCAGCCCCGCCGCTTGCACGAGCTTGGCAATCGCGTTGTAGAGGTTGTCCGGGGACACGTACTGCATGCCCACGGCCGGCCCCATCTGGGCAAGGATCTGCTGCTGAAGCGCGATCACCTGCTGCATCGCCATCATGTCGCGCTCGCGCGTCCCGGCGCCGAGGCCGGTGTTCACGGTTGCGTCCATGCTGGCGTTCCACGACCGCGGATCGAACTTGACCCACTTGTCGCGAAGGCGGATCGTGCGCGGCTTGTCCTGATGCTGGATCACCAGCTTCAGCAGGCCCTTGAAGACCGGCTTTAGGCTGTTGGCGATGGTCCGCACCATCATCTCGGTCTGGCCGATGCCAGCAGCCTCAACCATCGCCGACGCCTTGGCGGTCATGTTCTGGAGCGCGTCAGGCGCCATGCCGCTGGAGGCGTCGGAAATGCCCGTGCGGTCGGTCAATTCCTCGTCCATGTAGGCGAGCATGGAGAAGGACTTGTCCGCCACCATGGGCACGACGTTGTAGTTGATGGCCGTGCGAACATCCGTTCCCGACTTCACCCGAATGGGCTTGCCGAAGGACGGCGACAGCACGCTATCCGGGTTGACGACGCTGCCCTCCTGCACGACCGGCTGGAGGGCATTCTGCCAATAGATGTTGTCCAGCGTCTCGCGGAGCAGGACGGTCTTGATCTTCTGGATTTCCATCACGTCGTCAGGAACGGATGTGCCTTCCCACTGGTGCGGGCGGCGCTCGCTCACGATGTCGGCGTAGTGGATTTCATCCCACTCGACGTTTTCGAGCAGGTATTGCGATTTCAGGCCGCCGGCGAAGATCATGCGGCGCAGCTCGGCAATGCCGTCACCGTCCTGATCCACCCTCACCAACAGGTCGTAATAGTCGATCTCATCCAGAGCCCGCTGCGGCGCGTCTTCACGCATCTCCACATCGCGGCGGCGGGTGTCTTCCTCGATTTCCTGCTCGGAAGCCCCGGAATTCGTCGCCGGAATGGCCCAAATCGCGTCCTTCTCATACCCCATCTTCACGAGGTCGGAGCGGCGCAGCTTGCAATTCTCGCCGATGACCGGACTATCCGTGAGCCGGATTGCATCGGGGTGGATCAGCCAGTTCTCAGGAGCAATAGCAGCGAGCTTAGGCAGGCGCGTGGTGATCCGGCGCTTGATCCGCACATCGTGCGTCGCCTGCCCGTCCTCGCCCGCACCCTCGGAATGCTCCAGCACCTCGATTTCATCGTCCGCGACAAGCTGTGCGAACGCCATGTCGTCGAGACCGGTGTGCAAGCTCACCTGCACATCGACCCTTTCGTCCAGCCACCACTTGATGATGCCGTTGCGAAGCCGGATCGCGTCCGACATGGCGTCTTCAATGGCCTGCCGGCCGTCACATTCGGGCAGCACGACGTAGTTGACGTAATCCGTCGCCTGCTGCGCCGCATCTTCGTCGCCCTCGCCTACGGGCTGATATTCGACAACCTCATCATTGCCCAGGATCGTGCGATAGACCGAGGGCAGCACCTTCTTGATCGCGCTGCGAACGTCGCGCGAGAGAGCCTTAGAACGGCCCTCCTCGAATGGAATGTAGCCCTTAACCGGCTTGCCGTCAGGCGTGCTCTTGTTGAGGTCGTCCGCGTCGCCGTCGTAATAGATCATGGCGCGCTGGCGATCTTCCGACCTGTCGTCGCGGTACTTCTCCGCGTCCTTCACCAGCGCGGCCACGATGCCGCAGAGGTCGTCGTCGCTCAGCTTGGCCATCAAATCACCTTCCGACCGCTGAACGACCAGTCGTCTTTCTTCGTCTTCGGCGCCTCATAGGCGACGCACATCAGCCCGAACGCGTCAGAGCTGTGCGAAGACCAATCGTGCTCGGGACCAAGGCCGATCCCGCGCTCCTCGTCTTTCTTCTCGTGATACCAGCCGAGGGCATCGCGCCCGGCTTCCGTCGTCTCGGCGTTGAACCAGATGGACGGGAAAAGACGGCGGGCCGCCTCAATGCGCATCGTCGCCGCGCCGCGCCCCTGATTGGGTATCACGGTCACGTCGTAGCCGGCCTGGCGGAAGAAGCCCTCATAGCTGGCGTCATGCACGCGGTCCTGCGTCGAACCATCGTGAGGCAGCCAGATATCGCACTTACCGGGCACGTAGCCCTTGCCACGCAGCCACGCCACATGCGCCGCGGCCGGCTGGCCTACAGCCTCGTAGTGATCCAGCACCCGTATCTCGCGCCCGATGAACTGAGCGATCCAGATGGCGAAGGCGTCAGCCCTTGCGCCCGTGCCGCCAATGTCGATGAAGGCGCGGTACGCCATCAGCGGATCGGCAGGCACGCGGCCTATGCGCCCTTCGGCCTTGGCTTCCGAAAGCGCCTTGGCGAAATAGGCGCCTTCCATGACGGTGACGAAATCACCTTCCCAGATGTGCGCGTACTGGTCCGGGCGCTCACGCATGTCGCGCTGGCGCTGGCGCTCAAGCACGGCAGGAAAGCGCGGGTTGTCGCGGAAGTTGATCTCCGCAACCTTGTATCGTTCGTCCTTGCTCTCGCGGAACCGCTTGTGCGTGGCGCTCGTCTTGCGCTCAGGGTTCCACGTCACCCAAAGCTCGCTGTCGTCCTCGCGCAGCGTCGGTATCAGCTTCGTCCAGGCGATATCGGTGACGGGCTCGGCCTCATCCACCCATCCAAGCAGGATGCGTGCTTTCGACTTCACGCTGTCGACGTTCCGGTCAAGGCCAGTGAAGGTGTAGTAGACCCGCCCGCTCTTGGTGCGGATGAACTTCTCGCCGATCTCGAAATGCGAGGCCAGCCACGCCTCTTCGAGTATCGCCAGCTTGATCTCTTCAAGCGACGAATCCGCCAGCGAGTTCATGAACTGGCGACCGCAGAGGATCTGGCCCGAGCGCCCTTCCTGATCCCACATGTAGGCACGCACCGCGGTCATCTTGGCGAATGAGCGCGTCTTGCCAGAACCGCGACCGCCATAGGCGCCCCGCACATCCGCCTCCCCGGTGAAGACCGGCAGGAGCTTGGGCGGAAGCTCAATCCTTGCCGTCTGCATTACCAGTGAGCGCAACAAGCTCGATACGAGCCGGCGACATGCTGCCGTCGCTGGACGTGTGGTCGACTTCCTGCTTTTCGCGCCAGTCGCCGGTACCTGTGTTCTTCAGGGCGAAGATCGACGACGTGACGACAGGACCAACGTCGGCTTTGAGCAACCGCTCCTCAAGGAAACGCTGCCGCTTGGCCTGCCCGATTTTTACAGCGTCAGAAAATGCGGGGTGCGCCTCGATCCACTCATAGGCTGTCTGGCGGTGAAACCCCAACTCGCCCATGGCAGCCGTGAGCGAGTAGCCCTGCGCCATCAGGTCGATCACCTGTTGCGGCCGGCTGTCGTTGTAGCCGGTCGGGCGCCCCGACACGTCAGCCTCCCGCCAGCCGCTCAAGCGCCGCCTGCGGATCCTCTTCGCTACCGCCGAGGAACGCCTGCCGAGCCGAGTTCTCCATGGAGCGCAGCGCCCAGAGAAACTGCCATATCTCGGCTTCCGTACAGCCATGGAAGGCAGAGGCGCCGAGATAGCCGGTAGGCCCGCCTACCGTGCAGACGAGCACAGGGACGCTGTGCTCCTGCGAATAGGCCTGTGCGAGAGCGTTCGCCTGGGCGATGAACTCGATGGGAGTCATGATCAGGCCGAGATGACCAGCGTGAAGGTCGGAAGCTGATCTTCCTCGCCGTCCGCATCCGTGACCTTGACGGACAGGCCGGTGAAGGAGCCCGTATCGGTCGGGGTACCGGTGACGGCGCCAGTCGATGTGTTGATGCTGATGCCGGTCGGCCAAGTTCCCACGAGGGCGTAGACCAGAGGAGCAGCGCCGCCCTTGGTCGTGACGGTGAATCCAGCATAGGCCACGCTGTCGGTGCCGGTCAGAACCGGAGTGCCGCTGATCTCAGGGCCGACGATGCCGCCGCCCATGCGGGCCAGATCGGCAACGGAGCTCGGGCCGGAGCCGCGGAGCTGCGTCTGCGACATCTCGGCGACGACATCACCACCCATGCGGGCGAGGTCGTTGATGAAGCCGGGGCCGTAGGCCTTCAGCGCGTTGTTGTCCATGTCAGTTGTCCTTGAATGAGATGGTGCGGCTCGCGTCCAATTAGGGCCTAGTGGGCTATTACCCGAGGCCGACCCCAAGCATTGGTCCGCTATGCACGGCTACGTCCGCTTCACCGAGAAAGGAGGCCTCGTCGAGACCAAGGGTGGCAGCCCTTGGAGCGGCCCTAACGCACGTTCAAATGCTGTGTTCGATAGCCCCACACCGCCACTTCACCACGCGCCAGGCCGGATGCTGCATCGCCCATTCGGCCATGGCTGCGGTGTATTCCATCGGCATGGAGCAGCGGGCTTCTGTAGCGATGCGCTCTTCGCGGCAGGAGTCAGGGCTGGCCAGTAGGCAGATGGTGAGGATGAGGTGGTGCATCAGCACCAAACCTCGGGCAGCGTGTAGTACGGAGGCGAGCCGGTTCCGGGCGTCGACGGCACGATATAAGGCGTGGTCGGATAGATGGGCATGTTAGGGTAGACGGGCGGCGGTGCGAGGGGCAGATGCGGCAAAACCGGCTCGGGGCGCAGGTCGGCTACCTTCTCGCGGATCTTCGCGAACTGCTCTTCTGTCGGCGCGCCCTCGATGCCCTCGCAGAAGCCTTCGAACCAAGCCTTGAATTCAGAGAGCGTCACTCCCCGCCTCCCATACCCTTCATCTCGTCTGTCTCGGCCACGCGGGGCCAGTGGTAGACGCCCTTGCTCGGGTCGTGAGCCTTCACGAGGAAGGCGTGGAGGTTGCCCCAGAAGCTTGGGATCGGTGCTGATACGAGCTTGCTTGCCAGATCGGCTGAGCAGTGGATCGTGATCTGCATCAGCAGTGCTTTCGCACTTCGCGGTACGCCCAATAGGCCATGAGCACCGCCGCTGTGACGATGATGGTGCGAAGATCAGGCATGTGTGGGAACCGGAAACGAGAAACGCGCGGCAACTTCCGGCCCGCGCGAATCACTCCGATCATGAATTTCCCAAATACCTACGTGCCTGTCAACCCCCAGTGGCTCGCAAGAGCACGGAGCACTACCCGTAGCCTTTCGACCGAGAAATCATCCGTCACGTCGGCGCCCTCGACACACACCCGGTCCAGCACGTTGGTGCCGAGGAATCCGCCTGCCCGGCGCGCCGCTTCAAGCGCCCTGTCGAAGTGCTCGATGAACACCTCGTCGCTGCGGTTGATGGTGGCAAGGTCGTGCCCGGATCCGCGCACGCCAGCGTCGTATTGCGGCGAACGAGCCGATCGGGGGCTGAAGCCCATGATGCGCTCATAGCGCCCGCACCACTGCCCCCACTTCGTGCCAGCCATCTCTTCGGTAGCCGAGATGCGGCGGAAGTGAGCGAGCTTTCCAAGGGGCGAGCCCCACATCGGGTCCACGGCGCCCCTCTCCACTTGTTCGCGCAACCGGCGCCATGTTGCCACAGCGCGGATTGGCTCGTTGGTCGAAGGGTTGCGGATATCCCCGCTCGGGAAGCGGGCTCCAGCCTTACGGGGTCGTCCGGCCATTGTCGTATGTCTCCATGGCAGTGGAGTGGATAGGTTGGGCGGTCAGACGCTCTGCGTCCCGGCTTGGTCGGTCTTGGTCATGCGGAGGGTCCTCACTCATCGTCTACGCTGTCGCCGAACCGGGCGATGATCCGCACCTGCCGGTTCACGACTGGCTTGGCGCATTCGGCCACGGCCTTCTTGCCGAACCTGTCTTCCAGCAACTTGCGATCAAGGCGCGTGGTCTCGACTGTGACGAGGCGAGCGTAATGCTCATCTCCCGACAGGTCCGCGTCCTCCGCCAGGAGCGTCTGACGCAGTTCCTGCTCTTCGGCCTGAAGCTCACGGATCGCCGCTCGCACTTCGGCAAGGCGGTCAGCCGGGTGTCTATTCGCGAGCATGTGACATGCCTCCAATCTGGAGGTGCCACCCACTGGTGTCTTGGTGTCCTTTGGGGGCGTGTACTACGTACACACGCTCACGCTGCCCCTAAAAGACACCTAAATCACCGTACGTGGGCAGGTGTCTTTTCAGGTGTCTTAAGACACCAAATGACACCAAATGACACCTATGGTTTCCGGGAATAGAAATTGTTCGTTTGGGTGATGAGGTTCTTGTCGACGAGCTTTCGAAGCGACCGTCCAAAGTTGCCTTTGTCGCCGCCAATGAGGCCATGAAGAGAGGTAAACCCGAGACTGTCCCGCCCGCCCCGTGCAGCCTTTTCGAGGGCGTCGAGTATCGATTTTTCGATCCGCCCAAGGCGCTGGGCGGTGTCATTGGTCTCTTCTTCTTCATCATGGCTTTCGGGCTCAGGAGCTTCCGAGCCCCCCTCATCGGCCATGACGATGAGGGTCGATTTCTCTGTGTCGTGCTGTTGGAAGTGGATCTTCTGCATGCGCAGATGGATGTCGGGGAATGGTGCGTCGTTCTTCTGTTTGCCTTTGGGCGGGGTGTTGATGAGCTTGATGCGTCCGGATTTGCCGATGCGTTGAACGGTGAAGATGACGTCACAGGCAGCACGCAGAGAGGCGTTGCCGCGCTCCTGTTCCGTGTTCCTACCGGTGTGGTGGACGACCATGACCGTCGCTCCCGTGGCGCGCCGGATGCTAGCGCAGCCCTGGATGAAGGCGTTCATGTCGGAGGTCTTGTCCTCGTTGCCGGCACCGAAGGTCATGGCGAGCGTGTCGATGACGATCAGGCGCGGCTTGACGGGGAGAAGTTCAATCGAGCGGATGAGCTTGTCGGCGTCGGGGGACACCATGGTGAAGCTATCGCGCAGAAGGCGGATATCGGGCTCGGGAAGCTTCTCGCCTTTGGTAAGGCGCCATCCGTCCATGCGCAGCTTCACGCCAGCTATGTCTTCGGCAGCAACGTAGAGGACAGGCCCGCCTTGTGTGGCCCTTCCCTGCCACGGGATGCCGCTGGCGATGCACATCGCCATGTCGATGGCGACGAAGGTCTTGTAGTTGTCGCTTCCGGCCCAGAACAAGCACAGCCCGTTCTCGATCATGACGCTTTCGATCAGCCATACCGGAGGCGGAAGCCCGTCAAGCTCGCTGAGCGAGTAGAGCTTGAACACATCGTCCCGAACGATGTCCTTTTCCTCGACAGGAACCGCGGCATTGATCAGCGCCGCCGCGTCGCCGCCCTCGGCGAGGCAGTCGGCAGCGTCCCACTTGGCCGGGGCATCGCCGGGTATCTGCACCCGCGCCACACGGCAGCCGAGAGACGAAAGGATCGGGATCACGCGCTCGCAGAAGGCGCGACCGCTCTCATCGTTGTCGGGCCAGAACGTCACCAGCTTTCCGCCGATGACGGACCAGTCCACCTTGTCCAGAGGGGCATTGGAGCCGAACATGATGCAGGTGGCTTCGATGCCAATGGCAGCAAGCGCATCGGCTTTCTTCTCGCCTTCGACAAACACGACGTGATTGGCGCGCGCGATCTGAGGCGCGCGGTAGAGCGGCCGCGGTGTCGGCGCCTGGGCCTTGGAGGCCTTGGCATCCCATACGGAGAAGGTCTTGCGCGGCTTCCCGTCTTCGCCTGTGTCTTCGAACTCGTGGCGGTGCACGAGCCCAACAATCCCGCCGTCGATGTCGTGATAGACGTAGGTGGCGGAAGGCGCCGGGCGCTCGCTGATGTTGGGGCGCGGCTTGCCTTCGTGCTCCTTGGCTCGCTCGACAAGGCGCTGCGTGACGGGGCGCGTCCACTTCGGGGCCGCGCTCTCGCCGAGGAATTCGGTGGCGATTTCCTTGACGGCGCGCGGGAAGTCGCGCGTCCGGTCATAGTTCAGGCTCGCCATGTAGAGCCCGATAAGATCCTTGCCCTCGTCGCCGGCATGCGCCCAATCGCGCCAATAGCCGGCCTTCGGCCCGGTAAGCTCGATCTGGAGGCTTTCGCCGGGTGATCCATTGATGTCGCCGACGAAGGCCTTACGGCGCTGGCGATCTGTGACGGCGCAGGGGAACAGCCATTCCACGAATTCAAAGGCGCGGCCGGCGATCCGGTCGCGCACTTCGTCCGCATTGAAGTCGGGACGACGCGGCTCGCCTTGCGAGCGAGCCGAGTTGAAGTCGAGGATGTCGGCGCCGTTGGTCATGTCAGACGATCCTCTCGCCGACGAAGGTGGAGGGGACGCCGACTTGGCCCATGATCCAATGGGCCGGAACACGGTAGATCTGGGTGCCGCGACAGACGCCTTGGAGCTTCTGAATTTTTCTGTCGCTTACGTCGTTCTTGTGAACAATCTCGATGCCATACGGGATGAACCCTTTGTGCTGGATAGCAAGGTCCAGAATGGCCATAGGGTATTCACCCATAGCGCCGCACTCATCATAGGTAGGACAACGTCGCGCAAAGGCGCTTTCATTGCCTTGAAAGGACTGCTCGTCCCACACGAAAGACAAAGAATCCTTCGTGATCGGGTATTCTTCCCATATTCCGTAATGATCAGGTCCGCGGTTCACGCGCCAATTGAACGGCCCCCAAGTTACATATTCATCATAACCATGGTTAACGGCAGCAGACCGAAGCCAACCTGCAAGAACCCGCTTGGCATGGAGGTGCATGTAGCTTTCTACATTCATGCCCAGCACCTCGTCTTATGGGGGCACATCTTGCAGCGCCAGTCGGTCTCCTTGTCGGTGACACGATCCAGCAGCTCGTGAGCGCGCGTGGCCTTGATGACGAGCACAGCTCGGTCGGACGCGGCCTGTGCCCGTTGTGCGTTGAAGGGAATAGCGAGATGGAGCACCTCGCAGGTGTCGGCGTTCACGGCAGTGAAGAGCGCCGGGTGCTCGTCCAGGGCGAGATAGGCCTGATAGATCGCGACCTGATCGGCGTATTGCGGGTAGGCTTTGGCGAGACCGTCCCGCTCCAGCTTCTTCCATCCGCTGGAGCCAAGGGCCTTGTGCTCCCACAGGCACGGGTAGCCAAGGCCGGGGATATCCGGGCCGGCATGGACGATGCCGTCGACGTGGCCGCGGAAGTCGCCATCAGCAGCGGCAAAGCCGGTAGCAGGCGTGCCGCGCTCAATGCGGAAGCCGGCGGCCGCCATCATGCGCGCGGAGATTTCCTCGAAGGAATGCCCGCGCTGGAAAATGCGGTGCGTACGCGCCGGGTGCGTGCTGGTAACCTGCCAGTCATACTGAACTCGGCGCAGGCATTCATGCCCGATGATGGACGCGCCGAGATAGGGGCGACGGGCCTCCTTCTCCTGCGCTTCATAAGCAGCGTCCATGGCTGCGTTGACAGCCATGGACACGTCACTATTGGCCACATGAGCCCGGTTGAAATCGAGAATTTCTGCTTCCATCCTAAAATGGAACCTCGTCACTGAGTTCTTCGAGGGCTCGGTCAGCTTCAAACTGGACGGCTGGCCGCAGAGTGCGGTCGATGTCATCGCGTCCGCCTTCTCGCTGGCAGGCGAGCGCGGAGCTGACGAGCTGGTGCGAATGCCAGAGCAGCGCGGTCATCTCGTCCTTGCTGAACTGGGCCATGGGCTTCGACCAATCGAGGCCGTCAGTGCTCGCGAGCGCAGGAAGGCAGGAGGCGACCGCGCCAGCCTGCCACGGCGCGGGAGAGGTGTGCGTCATGGTGCGGATGGCGTCTTCGCAGGACATGCCGAGTTCGGTCGCCTGTTGGGCGCGAGTGAAGGTCCAGCCCGCAATCGCTGCCGTGACGATCCAGCCCCATTCGATATCGGAGAGGGAGCCAACAGCGGCGCGCGGCGGAATCGCGTCAGACCCGGCAATGCGCCGGGCCTGAGCGATGGCAGAGGCCGTTGCCAGCCTCTGCCACTCGTCTTCCGTCTTCAGCTCGCCCATGACGGCTTGCCCTGGGCGGCCTGAGCCGCATTCGCCTGCGCCGCGACGGCGGCGTTCGGGAACGTGCTCTGACGCGGGATCTGTTCCGTGCGCTGCCACGCCTGCCGATCCGGCGTGATCACGTCGCCGATAGCGTTGCGGTCCTTGTAGCCTTCGCCGCCCTTCTCGATACGGACCTTGCACATGAAGCGCATGCCGTCGAAGTCGCCGAGAGAGCTGATCCGGCGCGCTTCCGTCGCCTGAGGGCTTTCGTCGCTGGGCTTGATGCCGCGCACGGCTTCGAGGATGGCACGAAGGCGGGCACGGGAGATTTCCGCCGCCTTCTGCTGGCCCTCCGTTGTGCCGTTCATGGTCATCAGCGTCCAGAACTTGCGCTTGGCGTAGGGGCCTTCGAGCACGACGAATTCGCAGTCGAGGGCTTCGCTTTCGCCGCTCTTGGAGCGCTTCAGCCAACCGCCCTGCCCAGCATTGCCGGGGCGGACGGTCATGTGAACGGTCACGAGCGTGCCGTCAGGGATCAGGTCGGTAGAGCGCTGGCTGTCGGCGTCATTGAAATCGAGCATGTTCGTTCTCCTGTTCAGGCTGCGGTTTGGGTGTTGTCGGGGATGGAGTGGGAAAGCGGTTTGCGCGGCCCCTTGGCGCCGAGCTTGGCGAGCCACTTGCCGAGGTGCGGTTCCTCGACCTGTTCCAGGCGGCCGGCACGGTCCTTGGCGGGGTAGCCCCAGGCGTTGGGGGACGTGCTCACGAGCGCGCGGACGGGGTTGCCGTCGCCGAAGTCGATGAGCTGGAGCGTAGCGATCTGATCGACGATGCCCGGAAGCTCGCGGCCGGTCTTGCCGCCCTCGATCTGGAGCTGCCAGTCAGAGCGGTTGAACTCGTCCGTGATCCTTTCGAGGATGCCGACGAAGATGACGTTCTTGCCGCGGGCATGCTGGAGGTGCGTAAGCCACGCGATCATCTCGCGGGCGTGCAGCCCATAGGTGCCCCGCACGTCCTTCTTGCCGCGGTCGTTGAAGCTTTCAGGCTGCTGTTCCGACCAGCGGAAGCACAGGCGACCGGCGACGGTGATGGAGTCGATGAAGTACGTCTCGTACTTGTCGAGTGCTTCCGGGCCGCCAAAGGTCTCGGCAACCGCGTCATAATGGGCGCGGCTGTAGCAGGCCGTGTCCGGCAGCGCCGGGTTCGGGCCGGCGAGGAAGCACGCGAGGTCGCGGCACTCTTCCCACGTCTGCGGGCGCAGGCTGTCGGCGGGAACGTCCTGCACGCTCAGGTCGCCCGCTTCGAGGTCGACGAACAGCGTCGACGCGGGATCAAGGGTGCGCAGGAGCGAGGTCTTGCCGACGCCGGCAGGACCGACGATGAGAGCCTTGACGCCCTTGGGCTGGGCCAGCCTTTCGTCTGCTGTGATGATCTTGAGTTTGCGTTCCACGGTGTGATGCTCCGGTTGTGATGTTTCAGGCGTAAAGCGAGGAGCACAGGGGCCGATCAGGCGGCCACGCCCGTGCGGAAAAGCGGCGACGTCTCTGCGAACCAGCGCGCGATCAGCGCAGCCTCGGCGCGGCCGTCGTCCTTGACGCGGGCGAAATGCTTCGAGACGGTCGGGAAGAGTTCGAGGGCGCGACGCCGGCTTTCGTTCTTGTCCTGCGACAGCCGGAAATGGCGCTTCCACACGGCCGGCGTGACGTAAACGACCGGCACCCGCGCCGCCGCGATGATGCCGCGGATCACGCCGCAGCCTTCGCCGAAGTTGAAAGCGGAGCGGATGCCCTGCTTGGGCCGGGTGCCCACAAGCTCGACGACCGCGTGCGTCGGGCGGAACTGTTCGATGTGAGCGAGAAGCGCGTGGGGCTCCAGTCTGTCGCCGACAATCGGCATGTCCTCGACAGCGACGCGGTTATGCTCGGGGAAATAGAACGCCAAAGCGCCGCCCTTCCCCGGATCAATGCCCATGATGCAGGTGACGGCATCGGCCATGTCAGCGCCCTCCCATCAGCTTGTTGATCGGCGGGCGCGCAGGAAATGACACGGGGCGCTTGGGCCGGATGTCGTAGGCGCGCATGAGCCGCACGACCTGACGCTCTGGCAGGCTTACTGCCTCCGCGGCCTCTACCGGCGTTTTGCCGGCCTCGATCATGTTGCGGATCTGGTGGATGACGAGGTGCGAGGCGGTCATGCCGGCACCGCCTCGAATACGAGCGACAGGTGCGGTTCGCACCAAGAGCCCTGCTTGACGTTGGCGCCGCAGAACAACGCGAGCCCGTCGCCGCCCTTGCCGACGACAAAGCGGCAGTGGCAGAGCTTGGCGTCCATGAAGCCGATAGCGGTTGCAGGGATTTCCTTGACCGCCATGCTCCGCTCTACGGCGGCCACTTCCGCACGGCTGGCGGCGATCTTCAGAAGGCGTTCGGCGCGTGTGGGCGGCTGCTGAAGCTTGAATAGGGCAAAGCCCTTGTTCCGCCGTACTGGCTTCTCCTGCGGCTTCTTGTCGGGCCGGGTCTTGCCGGCGCGGGCCCAAAGGCCGATCACGACGTTGCGGCTGACGCCGAACTTCAGGGCGACGGTGCGAGCGCTGCCGTTGCCGTGCTCCTGCACGACCATGGCGCGCTCTTCCGCATTGAGGCGGCGGGTGCGATCAAGCATGATCTTCACCCTTGCCGGTCAGCCATTCCGACCCGGCGGTCCACTTCGCCGACCTGTCGAGGCACTTCTGGGCTCGCTTGTCCGCCCATTCCGCCAGCCACAAGCGCACGCGCCAAGGCAATCGTCTCCTCAACGCGAGCAAGGCGCGCCCGCAGTTCCGCAACTTCCGCATCTCGTGCCTCCTTCAGGCGCTCCAGCTTCGCGATCCGTGCTGCGACATCCGGCGGAACCGCCCGTTCCGTCCTCCCGTCGCGCAGCTCCTTGAGGGCCTTGACCTCAAGCGGGCGCGGATTATTGACTTCTTCGTTCCAGTAGGCGCGCACTCGGCGCACGGTCATGCCGGTTCTATCGGCAATGTCCGCCAGCATCGGCTTGACGTTGAAGCCGTAGGCGCGCGGGCCGATGATGTCCCGTATGATGTTCTTCGGCGTTTCAGCGGCAGCGGTCATCACTCGCCTCTTCGAAGCGCTTGGGAGACCTTCCCGAGAATTGGGCGACATTTCCTGCATCGGTCTTCGCTCCTGTGGTTTGCTTGGAACCACTGAGCGAGGACAGAGCGGAGGACTTGGAATGAGGAAGCGGCGCGCCATCAAGCTTGAGAGCGAGACGCGCCGCAGTTGGCCGGAGGGAGGAGCCCCCGGCAGGAAGCACACGGGAATTCAGAGCATCGGAACCTTGGCAGAGGCTCTGATGCGGGACGTGATCAGGAAGAGACGCGACGCGAGCCGGTGAGCGCGGGG